CGCGTTTGGAGTTTCTCCCATGCTTCCTCGGCGGACAAGTAGCAGCCATCCGGCTGCCTTGTGTTACGGTGGCCTAGGTAGACGTGGAATCCAGTGTCAAGGGTGTTGAAGTTTGTTGTTTCGCTGGAGCCAGACAAGCGGTCATACTCAGTAGTGTAAGAGACACCATGAGCGGTGGTGGCGCGTCTGTGTTGCTGACTGTTTTGTACTTCTGTGATAGTGTTGTGCTCAGTAGGTTGGAACCCGCGTTTCATGGCGCGGGCTTCAAGTTCTCTGTCGACAATGCTGATGCGAGCATCAAGCTTGGCAGCATCAGCGCAGTCCACTTCTTGCGAAAGTAAACAAATGTGGGCAACTCGTTGGGCGATTTCCAGAGGCTTCTTGCCGGGGCACCACCAGTCGAAACGCTTCATGTAGTCGAGGAAGGACATTTGGTAGCGTGACCAGTGGGTCTTGGATTGTGGGTCCAGAGTGGAGATGTTGCGTGCTGCACCATCTTTGACTTCGGCCTTAGGAAAGGTTCGGACTAACTCGTCCGTGTTGGTGACATTGACAGTAGCACAACCCTGTTCCAGAATATGTCTCTGCGTGGGGCGGCACTGTTTGTCAAACACGTCGTCAAGCTCTACGGGAGCTAAGACGTGCGGTTCTGGGAAGATCTTCCGTAGGAATTCATCCATACATTCCGAGAGCCAATTGTTCATGGTCGGTTGGTTGCGGTTTGCTTTTGGTTCGTTGATGCGCTCAAAGATTGTGTGCTCGTCTGCTATGCGGCAACGCATTGGTGAGCAGGCACCAGTTACAAGAGGCGGGCCGATTTCGCGGAGTGGCTGCGTCGTATCGTTACTTTGGAACTTACGTACAGGTTCAAACTCCGTCATGCGGAAAACAGTGCGTTGTATGAGTGGCGGGTTAGCGGCTTTGAGTACACGGGCAACAGCAACGAGGGCAAGCGCGTCAACATCCATGTCTATACCTAGGAGTATCCGGATCGATGCGGGTGTGACATCGTTCTTAGATAAACTTTGGGAGAGCAGGACAGCATCGAATTCGCGTGTCGGTATGGTACTGCAGATTCGGAGTCCCGGAATGCCTACTGAGGTGTGCTCTTCTTCATCGGGTTGTTG